CAGCCGTAATCAAATGCGTTAGCCGTTCCACCGCATAAAACTCGGTAACCGAAAGAGGTGAACCAGTTGTATAGGTTCGGGTTACGGTAACGACATCTTGAAGTTCAAGAGCGTTAATAGCGTCACGGTTCGGTGCTGACATAGCCGAAGTAACAAGCCCTAGATCGTCAAAACGATACTGAGGATTCGCATACAAGCCAACTAGATAGTTTGCCAAAGTTAAGGCTTCGCTGTCTGATTGAAGTAGCAGATCGGGTAGCGAATAAGTGGTGATGCCGAACTCTGTTTGTGAAGCAGCATCATCAGCGATCTGAACTGTGCCACCTTGAATCGTTGCCTGAATACGGTTGTAGAGGAACTCTTGACCATAAATAACTTGTAATGCCGTGTATGGAATGTTTGTGCCATCGTCAGAGAACTCGGCTGCAATAGTCGCAAACGAAGCATCAAGACGATCGGTGAAAGTTAGATCACCGTTCGCAGCGATAAAACAAGCACCCTGCTCGCTTGTGGCGATCTGCTGTAAATAAGTTAAAGCGTTCGTGTTCGCAGGAATTGTGTATGCACCTAATGTTGCTAAACCTGTAGAGATATTTCTTGTTGTTAATGGGTAGTCAATCTCTGGTAAGTCCAAAAGGTAATTAACTCGTGCGCCCGACAATTCAACTGATGGTGTGGTATCTGCTTCAACAACTGTGTTTGCTAACAACACGAAATCGTCTGCTGCCGTAATCGTAACCGTGCTTAAGTTGTAGTCATAAACAACATCTATATCGGTGATACGACCCGTGAACAGATAGTTTGCACCCGAAGTGATCGTTACTTTTCGGCGTGGCACAACACCAGAACGCCCAGCAGCCGTATCCCAATAAGGTGAATCTTCGTTGATCGGGTCAAAGCGTCTATCGTTGTTCACTAATTTAATAGCGCATTGACCTGCGTTGAATTGTGCGAATTGGTCTTGTCTGCCACGAGTAATAGAAACCTCTTGACAGTATTCGGTGATGTCCACGCCTTCAAGGTTGCCGTCAAGCACGAACTCTGTATTATCTAGAACGCCTGCTTCGGCATCGTCAAGCACAAAGAAGTTTGTGATGAAACCTACTTCAGCAAGAACAGTTATCTGCTCGCCTGAAGCGAGAGTGGTAGCCATTTATGCCACCGTCAAAGGCAAAGCACCGTTCGTTCGCTCATAACGCTTCAAAGCATTAACGATCTGTGTGCCAATATCTTTACCGTCAGCACCCATACCAGCCGTGACCTGAATGTTGTAAGTGCTACCCATAGAACCCATACGGTCAAGAGGGATAATTGCTTCTGCGCCTGCTTCACCGACAAGACCCAACATCGCTTTCGTGACAATGCCACCGTTAGCGAACACACCGATACCGCCACCCAATAATTCTTCAAGCGTAGGAACACGAATGTTCTTAAGGTCATCAGGTGTAACAACACCAAAACCAAAATCAAAACCGCCACCACCACCGCCCACGCTAGACAAATCAGGAACAACAACAACTTGATCTGCTTCTGCTGCTGCACGATCTTTTGCGGATACACCTTTGGCTGCTTCACGGCGTTCTTTTTCTGCTTTTGCTAAATCTCTAGTCGCATCAGCCAAACGCTCATAAGCAATAACTCGTGCTTCGGCTGCATCTTTTTCTGCTTGCTCAGCATCACGCAATTCTTTCAACGCTTCTGTATAAGCATCGCTTCCGATAGTTGCACCATCTACAAGTTCATTAAGTTTTTGTTGCTCTTTATTAACTCTGGTTTGAGCATCAGCCTGAGCAATAGCAGCATCTTCAGCAGCCAATTTTGCGTCAGCCACAGCCCGTTCAGCAGCAGCAATTTCTTGAAGCGTTGGAGTGTCTGTGCGAAGTTTAACTAATTCTTTTTCAGCATCTTTAACAGATTTAATTGCATCACGAACATCAAATTTGGATTCAGCCAACCTGATTTCGGCTTCTCGGATTGCCTGCGCCGATGCTTCTGGGTCTTTTCGTAAATCAGCAAGTTCTTTCTCAGCAGTGAGAACAGCAAAGTTTGCTTGCTCAACATCAAATTTTGCTTTTTCTAATTTAATTTCACCTGATTCAATATCAAACGGATCAACTTTTTCACGCAATTTCTGTAATGCTTCTTCAGCATTTTTGATTGCTTGAACACTGTCAGCAGCAGCGATATTCGCTTTGATAAGACTGCGTTGAGCATCAGCAACTTCTCTAGTTTGTGTCAGAACTTCTTTACTATTAGAAGCAAAACCTTTACTTACTTTATTAAAGTTTTCTTGTGCTTTAGCAGTAGCAGCAATCGCTTCACGATAAGACTTAGTTGCATTATCAACGCCTTTGGTTGCGTCACGAACTGATCGTTGTGCAGATGTGACACCTTGAAGGGCATCAATATATTTGCTTAGTTTTTCTGCAGCAGTTTCAACTGTTTTGTTACCAGCAGATGCCTGTTTATTGAAGAAATCTTGCATATTCGCAGCACCTTTCATTCTTGCTGTGAACTCAAGACTGTGTGCGCTCGCTGATCTAAAACCTGCACTCGTTTTAGAAAACGGCAAACCTAACACAGCACCATTCAAAGCATTTTGAGCATTCGTAGTCAGGTCAAGTTGTCTTTGATATCGGTTCGCAGCATCAGTCAAATCTTTATAAGCCCTAAGATTTGTTGGTGTCGCTGCTGCTTGCGCTCGTAAAGCATCAACAATCTTCTGTGCATACTCAGGCGACTTCGCAGCAACATCACTAAATGCTTGATCTAAATGTTCAATATCTATTTCTGCACCATCAGCAAGCAAAGTGAACTCTTTGCCCAAACGCTTACCCATCAATGCGCCCATAAAATCTACTTGCGAAGCAATATGACCAGCCATCGCAGTAAAATCTTTGACAATATCTTCTGTGGTTGTTCCACCTTGTCTCCCAAAGTTTGAAGTCGTGATAATCAACTTTTTCAAATTTTCATCTGCTTCTCGTGCCTTACCACTAAAACTATTCCAAGCAGTTTGCGCTACAAGTGCAGCAGCCAAGAAACCCAAACCTTTAACTGCTAACCCTGTGGCTGTAGCAAAACCTGTTTGAATCGCTGTTGCTGCCTGTGTCGCCAACATATTTTTAACAGTTTCAATTTTCATTATCGCTTGATAAGCAGCATTAAGTTTCAAATAACCATTCGCTAACAAAATTGCACCCGACAAAACCGATACGGCAGCAGCAAAAACACCGAAAATAAATTGATTACTTTCTACAACCCCAACCAAGTTTTGAAGAACAGGAATCAAAAGATTTACAACTGGAAGCAAAGTTGCACCAAAACTTTCCTTCAATTCATTAGCACTATTTTTTAATAAAGCAAATTGTCCAGCAGTTGTTTTTGTTGCGTCAAGAGCAGCACCACCAAAAGTCGCTGTTAGTTGTTGGTAAATCTGATCTAATGATGCACCTTCTTTAATGTTTTCTGTGACTGCTGGCGTAAGTTTTTTCAACGCCATTAGATTTCCGTTTTCAGCCTTAGCCAACGCATCGGTAACAGCAAGCAATGGTGTGCCTGTAGCGACAGAAATATCCATTGCCAAAGCCAAAAGTTTTTGTGATTCAGCAACATCTTTAGTGCCTTGAACAAGATTTGCTAACGCTGGTCGCAACTCGCTATCTGTAAAAGTGCTTACCTTCATAAACGAAGAAATTTGTTTTTCAACTTCAGCCACTTGTGTTTTTGTTGCGCCAGTAACCTGATTCAAAACTTGTGCAAGTTTTGCTTGTTCCGCTTGATCTTCAATGGCTGCTTTAACAGCAAATCCTGCTGCTGTAGCAATACCAGCCAACGCTGCTGCTGCTGGCAAGGCTGCTTTCTTCAAAGCAAATTGTGCTTTTTCGCTGGCTGTTTCCAACCTTGAAAATTCAGATATGGCTTTACTAATACCCTTAGTATCAAAATCTGTAATGATATTTATGCCAACAGCCATTGTTCGCCTTTACTTAACTCGTGGGTCATTAATTCTTTTGGTGGTATAGCCATCAACTTCTTTGACAACTTTCAACACCGCTTCTTCAATCATATGTTGATTGTTTTTAACTGCGCCAAACATAATACGAGAACGAGTTGTTTGCCCTCCAACCGATCTGACTGATGCCTGTTTATTATCAAGATTGGCTACAAATCTCTCACCTCGTGTTGAACCTGCGCCAAGTTTGCCTGCTAATCGTGAACCTGCAGAATCATAAACTTGTGCGCCACCATCATTTTGTTGAATACGCAAAATTGCATATTCACCTTTAGCAGTCCTTCTTTGAAAACCACCCGAAATTGCTTTGACTGAACTTTTAGAAGGTTTATACGCTGGCAATCTGGCTCTACCTACACGACCACCTGAAGTATGCCAGTTTGATAACGGTGATACAGTTGGAAAACGACTAGCAACAAGAGTGGTTAATGGTTCTGCCGTATCTTGCAACTTCTTTTTGAACTCGTTAAACAATTCTTTTTCATAGTTCTTTAGATAGAACAAGGTTTCATTCACACCGTAGAACTTGATTTCGTTTGCCATAGGCGCACATCATACAACTATCTGCGCTTACGATTCGCCTGTTTAACAAGCCAGCGTTGATACGCCAACATTGTTTCAAGCATTTCTTCGCTCTCAGCGAGCAATAAAGATGGCGCAATATGATACTCGTGCGCTAGGTGAGCGATAAGCCAATGCGCTGAATCGTCACCAAATTTTATTCTTTTGGGGAATCACCATCGTCATCTGCTGGCGTAACTTGAGCAACTGTAGCAATCCAATCAGGGTCAAACTTCAGTTTCGTTTTGCCTCTGTGTGTGAGAGCAGACCAAGCAAGCCAAGCAAGATCGGTCAGGCGCATCTCTGTTTCAAGACGGACAACGCTACGCTGCCAAGTTCTTTCAAAGCCAACGAAGTCAGCGAACACTGCTTCTACAGGTTCAACTGTGCCGTCTAGGTATTCAACTTTTAACGCAATTTTCATTGTGATCTCCT